TTGTATTGGTGATGACAAGATGGTCAACCAAAGATCTAACAGCAAAACTTATAGCGAATCAGAAAGAAGCAAAATCTGACCAATGGCACGTGGTCGAATTTCCGGCATTGATGGACCACGGACCAGTGTGGCCAGAATATTGGAACACGGACGAGTTAGAGAAAGTCAAAGCATCACTACCTGTTCACAAATGGAATGCCCAGTGGATGCAAGCTCCTACATCAGAAGAAGGAGCGATTCTAAAACGTGAGTGGTGGATGAAGTACAGCCACGATGAAATACCACCTCTACAGCATGTCATACAATCTTACGATACAGCGTTTTTAAAGAAACAGACCGCTGATTATTCAGCGATTACAACATGGGGTATATTCTATCCAGATGAAGATAGCCCAGCTAATCTTATACTTCTAGATGCCATCAAAGGCAGATACGAGTTTCCAGAGCTTAGACGTGTGGCTCTACAACAATACGATTATTGGAAACCTGAATCAGTTATCATCGAATCGAAGGCATCAGGACTACCTTTGACCTACGAACTTCGGCAAATGAACATCCCAGTTATTAACTTTACACCTAGCAAGGGAAATGATAAACATGCAAGAGTAAACGCCGTAGCGCCTCTTTTTGAGTCTGGAATGATATGGGCGCCAGATCAGAAATTTGCAGAGGAGGTGATCGAGGAATGTGCAGCATTTCCAAACGGTGACCACGACGACCTTGTGGACTCTACAACACAAGCGGTCATGCGCTTCAGGCAGGGCGGATTGATCAGACACCCAGAAGATTATGTTGACGAAAAAAAAGACCCTAGACCGAAGAGGTATTATTAATGAAATTTATTTTGATGGGATTACTAAGACAGTTTAGAAAAAACTATGGCCGTGAGCCAAGCTTCGATGAGCTTAGAACTTTAGGAAACCAAGCAAAAGAAATAGAACAATTAGATCGAGGTCAAGTGATACCCTTTCCTGAAACAAGAATCACGGACCCTTTTACACCAAGACCAGAACCTAAAATGAAACCTAGAAAACCTGAAACAGAAGCAGAGATGAAAGCTAGAATGGAAAGACAAAACAAAGAAGCTGTTGAAAGGCTTAAAAAGAAAAAAGAACAAATGAAAGACGACCCTGAGAAAATGGCGATAGGAGGCCTAGCAGGTTCTCTTATGAAATTATTAAAAAAAGCAAAAAATAAAAAATCTGGAGATAAAATTTACGGTGTGGGTGGAGAAGAAATAGACGTTGCTGATCTTAAAAAGAAACTAGGATTAGATAAAGATACAGAAAAGAAAGATATGGATAATTTAGAAAAAAAATTACAAATGATTATTGGTAAAGATAGGACTAAACATGAAGGCGGTGGTCTAGCAGGTTTCGCTGGTGATCAGTTTACTCAAGATACTAGAGATACATTCATGTATGACAATCAATTATTTACAAACCCAATGCCACAAATGATACCAGGTGGTATTATGCAAACGATGCCACAAATGATGCAGCCAATGCAAACAGGAATCATGAGTCTTGAAGAAGGTGGACCAGTAGACCCTAGTAAAAGAAAATTTATAAAAATTTTAGGAGGATTAGCTTCTATACCTGTTCTCGGTAAATTTATTAAACCTGCTGTAAAGGTTGCTCAGAATCCAGAGGTAGCTAGAAGATTCGCAGGTGTGCCAGCATATTTTACGAAACTTGTAGAGAAGATTAAAATGTTTGGTGATGATGCACCAGGGCTTACGTCTGTTGAAAGAGAAGTGGGTAAAAAATACAAAGACTATGAACTTGTAGAAGATATATCTTCTGGTGAGATTGTTGTTAAAAGAAATAAACAAGGCGTCTCTATGATGGGAGATGATATGGTTGAAGGCACAATGCAAGAAGAAGTTATGGCATTCAGACCAAGAAAGTCTACAGACGATGGAATCATTCCAGAAGAATACGAAGAAGTTACAGTTAAACCAGATATGGAAGGTAAGATGAAAGAAGTTGAAGATGGTTTAGATTCGTTAGATGATATTTTATTAGAGGTTGGAGAAAGATCGAATAAAGCAGGCGGAGGCCTAGCTTACATGCTAGGAGAATAATGAAGTCATACAAGGACTATCAACAGATGATGGCGCATCTCATGCGTCAGGGCTACAATAAAGGTGGATATGTCAGATTAAAAAATGGTGGAGTGCCTAGACTTCCAGTTACTAAAGAACAACAAAAACAAGCTCAAGAATTATATGGTAAAGATTTTAAAGATTTAACCACTAACCAAAGATTTAAATTAAGAGCTGGACAAATAAAAACAGACAACGTGACATTTGAACAATATTTAGATGATTATAAGAAAATGACATCTGATCCTAATTATGTTCCAAAATTTATTAAACCAGAGAAAGGTAAAGGATCATCTCCACAGAAAAAAAGGGCTAGAGAACAAGCTAAAAAAGTTATTGAAAATTTTGATGAAAAATTATTAAAAAATATAAACAAAAGAAAAAAATTAAAAAGAGCGGCCGATCCAGAAAAAAGAGAAAAAGATTTAGTAGCACAGGCAGAGAGAAAAGCTAGAAGAAGAGCTGGAAAAAAAGATGTGGCTCCAACAGATAGAGAAAATAAAATTAATTTAGCTCAAAGAGCAGAGGCAAGGAAATTTAATTTGCCCATAAAAAATAATCCTGATTTGGTTTTAACAGATCCTAAACTAATGGATGAACTTTCAACCACAGTATCTAAAACTGGAGATATTATAAAAATTCCTACAGGTTTAACTAAAGACTTTTTAAAAGAAAGAGGTTTATTTGAAGTTGAACATCAACGTGATATTTTTAAAGAGGGCAGAGGTAAAAATCTACCTTATAATAGAAACTTGATAGCTGGTCCACATAATAGAACAGGTGGTTTTAAAAACATGGCTGAAAAGTTTATAGAAAAAAATCCTGACCCAAATAATTCTAAAGTTCAAGATATTATAAAAAAAGCTAAAGATTTAAAAATTACTATTAGGCCAGACGTTCCAGATGGAACTTTTCCCACAAAAGCTTTAGGATATAAACAATTACCTGATCCAATAGAAAAATTTAAAGATGTTGGTAGTAAATATACTTTTTCATCAGGCCCAACCCTTGGCGCAAACATTGGTTTATTAAAAGGTGTTGGTGAAACGATTAAAGCCATACCAACTCCAACAGGAGCTGTGGCTTTGAATCTAGCTTTTCAACCAGATTTATCTAGCGGCATAGACAGAGCTGCACTAGGTGCAGAGGCTGCTTTTGCACCAGAGCTTGTTAGACAAACAAGCAGAGTTAGTTCAGCACCGATTGTACAAAGATTTTTTAATTTAGGTTTATCACCACAACTTGCAGCAAGAGCTGCAAGAGTAGTATCACCTCTTGGTCTTGCAACTTTAGCGGGTGAAGGTGTTTATCAGTTAGGTAGATTAGGAGCAGAACAAAGAAGAAGAATGCAAGAGATGACACCAGAGCAAAGAAGATTGTTTGATGCAGAGCAACAAAGTATATCAGAGTTTGCTGCAGCTGGGGGAGGTATCGCTAAATTAGCTGGTAAAGAGTCAGGCCCACCACCAGAAAAAGGACCTGATTCGGAGGGCTTGGCTTCTCTATTAAAAAATGTTAAGAAACGATAGGAGTTTAAATGGCAGATATAGATAAAGGACTTCCTAACACTCGTACCAAGGTCGAAGTTCCGGGCGAAGAGGTCGAGATAAAGGAAGAAATCAAAGAACAATTACCTGTTGAAGTTACACCCGAAGAAGATGGTGGTGCAACGATCGACTTTGAACCAGGTGCAATTAACATACCTGGCACCGAATCACATTTTGACAATCTTGCAGATATCTTACCAGAGGATGTTTTAGAACCTCTAGGCACAGAGATGAAAACAAATTATCTAGATTATAAAATGTCTAGAAAAGATTGGGAGAGATCTTACACAGAGGGACTTGACCTATTAGGATTTAAATACGAAAATAGAACGGAACCGTTTCAAGGGGCTTCAGGTGCAACGCACCCAGTGTTGGCAGAAGCTGTTACACAGTTCCAAGCCACAGCATACAAAGAGCTATTACCAGCAGACGGTCCAGTAAGAACACAGATACTTGGAAACCCTACGCCTGCAAAAGAACAACAAGCGCAGCGTGTTAAAGATTTCATGAACTATCAAATTATGGATCAGATGAAAGAGTATGAGCCAGAGTTTGATTCGATGTTATTCCATTTACCACTGGCTGGTTCTACATTTAAAAAAGTTTACT